CCTTCCGGGGTTGATTTGAAATCAAACAGGGAGTGCAGCTTGCGATCGGCAGTGGCGTCGTAGTATTCCCACTCAGGGTGAGCGCGGACAAGCTCCTCAACCACCTTCCTCTGGATCATCATGAATCCGGTGCCAATGCTCTTGGCGCGGACAAGGCCCATCGCATCCATCACGATGTTGCCTTCCTCATCCTGATCCATCTTGGAGTAGTAGGTGGGAGGGAACTTCCTAGCGCACCCTATGCCGCCAACGATATTCTTCCTCTGGCTCCAAGCCAAAAGCCGAAAGATATCGTCAGGGTTGAATGACATATCTGCGTCGATGAACAACATCGTATCGCACTCAGATGCGAGGAAGTCGCTCACCAGAAGGTTACGGGCCCGAGATACGACAGAGCATCCGGAGATGGTGCCGATCTCAAACCCGATGCCATGCTCTGCCGCCTTCCGGGAGAAATGAATCAAGGCACCGATCATCTTGACCGACACCTTGAAATCATACGCCGGGATGGCGATAAACAGCTTGCGTCCAGCTAGATCAAATGACGCTTGCGCCTGCATGGTTTACCCGTAGTAGGCAGTGACCCCAGCGGCTCCGTTGATGTCGAGGTAAAGACCGTTCTCGGCGAGGATGCCCTCTCCCGGAATTAGAACATTGAACGCCCCGGCAACAGCAGTGCTGACTTCGATCACCTTGGTTCCAGAAGCTGCGGATGCGTTGTCGTAAATGATCAACGCCGCACCCGCAGTAGACACCGCAACCGTAAGCCCCTTGAGACGGGCGCGACCCGCAAAGATCACGCCATCGGCAGCAAGGTACTTCGATTTGACATCAGTTTGCATGCCCATAATCGACCCTCCTAGTCAGGGTTTCGATTAGCTGTCAGCAAACGGAGTGGCCGGGGTGCTGGTGCAGAGCAGGACGCCTTCAACGGCATACTTGTCAGCAGCGTATGCAGTGATACGGAGCCAAGTGCCGCCAACGCCACCCGTGGTGGAACCGTTCAAATTGATGAAGTCGTTGGACGAGCCGTTCGGAGCGAAGCCTGCCATCGCACCTGAACTGTCGGTATCAACCGTCAGAACGGAGCCGATGTATACGTCGCCGCTGGCGGCAGTGGTGCCGATCTTCAACGAACTGGTCGAGATAGTTCCGGTGATCCAGATAGTGAACGTCACGCCCAGATTGTTGGGGCTGTTCGGGTCGGAACCGGGGCCAGCCGAAGACGGGTCGGCAGTGGTGTTGATCGCCGGGAGGGTGATCGTGCGGTTCGCAGCCAGCGAGCCACCTGCAAAGCGCAGAATATGGCCAGCATGCTGGGCAACGGTCAGGGTGGTGTCAGCAGTGGTGGACAGGTCGATGAAGTTGCCCGGGCCTTGAACGTAGAAGCCGTTGAGCGACCGAACCGGGCCGTCAAAAGTCGAGATAGCCATTTGAATCCTTTCGTGTTGTAGCACATCCCCGCATCGTCTCTACAAAGTCTGCTGGGACAGTCGATACGGGTGGTTTCCCAGATGTCCTAGTTTAAACGATACAGAACAAAAAAGGGGGCCGAAGCCCCCTTTTTCTTACGCGCCCGGGGAGCCGAACGCGCCCAGCGGATCAGACCAGCCGAACGAGTAACGCTCACGGGACTTGTACCGCACGTTGCCCGTGTCGAAATCGCCGTCCATGCTGTTCGACAGCGGGGTACGAACGAAGTGCTTCAGACCATTCGGAACGTCGGTCATGAGGAACCAAGCGTTCGTGTCGGTCAGGTAGTTGTTGACGGTGTAACCGCCCGGGATCGAGCCGTTGTTCTTCAGAGCGTTGATGTCGTTGTTGTTGGTGCCAACACGAAGCTCGGTTTGGAGCAGTCGGGTTGCAACGAACTGGAGGTTCGGAGGAACAATCAGCTTCTTCGGCTTGGCAGCGATGAGCAGACCACGCTCGTCCGTCCACGCAGCGATCTGGATGACCGCCGCTTCAAGCGACGTTTCATTCAGGTCAGCAGCGGTGGCAGGCTCGTTGCTGTTGACGCCGCCGGAGACCAGCGGATGCAGGGTCGAGAACAGTTCAACGCCGTCACCGCCCTTGTAGCTGGACGAGAAGCCGTTGTTGAGGATGTTCGCGGCCTTGACCTGCTTGGTATAGGCCATGGCGCGAGCCAGAGCCTTGGTATACCGAGCAGACAGCGAGTCATACAGGTTGTCTTCCATCGCCTCTTCGGTGATGGAGAAACCCAGCGCGATGGTTTCGTGGTTGTAACGGGCAGTCCACGCTTCCTGCGCATTGTCATACGCAATCGCGTTGCCCTCGTTTTTCACGGGGGCGGCATTGAAGCCGGACAGCTTCGTTTCTTCCTCGAAAGAACGCTCGGAGGTTTCAGTCTCGAAAATCTCCTTGTGCTGTTCGCCGTAGGTCTCATATTGCATACCGAAAAGAGCGTTGAGACCGGGGACAAGCTCTTTCAGTAGTTGTGCGCGAGAAATAGCCATGTTTCAGTCTCCTTAGACGTTGCCTTCGGCACGCTGATAGGCGTGCATACCGAAGTTCCACTTCACAATCACTTCGGTGTACGAGCCCAGCGAGTTGCGGGTATCCGGAACAACGTCCACGATGCGAACCGGCAGGGTGTTGGTCGTCGCCGTAGTGGCCGAGATCGCAACCGCCGAATCGCCAGTGATGGTCGAGCCAGTGTTGTCCACCAGAGCGGCGTTGTAGCCAACCGCAGCTTGGGTGACACCGCTCATCGTGGTGCCGCTCGAAACCACAGCCACCTTGAACAGGGCGTCGTAGTCATCGACCACATACGCTTGGATGTCCGCAGCGGTGATGGCACCGGGGTAGTACTGCTTGAACACCTTCTGGTTGCTGCTCGGGTCGGTGTAGGTGCAGCCCATGAAAACGCCAACAGGGGCCATCGCAGAGTCAGCCGGGTCGCGGGTGATGTAACCAGCGGACAGCTTAACTGCGTCACCAAAGAAAATCGCGGTAGTCTCGCCGCTGGCAATCGCCATCAGACGAGTCGAACCGGCGTACACCTGCCCACCGATCAGATTGATCGGCTGCAAGCCGTACGGCTTGTCAATCGTGGGGTAAGCCATTGTTTATACTCCTAAATTTACCCCCGTCCGCTTCTGCTCGTGGTCGTTTGCTTCTCACTGAACAGCGGCATACGAGGGTCATTTTCTCTCATGAGGTTTGCATCCACTGCCTGAGCCTGCTTCCGGGTGATATCAGCGTAATAGGCATTGCGCTGTTCAACCATTTCAGTAGGCGTCTTGCAGAGCATCAAACCGCCAATTTCCAGATTCCCGGAAGTTTTCCCGAAATTCTGAAGTTCAGGATGGTCTTCGATTCTCACCGGCTCCCATCCTTCGGATGATTTTGCGGCAACATTCTTGTGATCAGCCTCACCTGCGAAGGAAGTTCTGATGTATCGGAATTTGTAGCCGTCTTGTGATGCTGGCGTCGGGAGCAGAGTGGGTGGGGCCCAAACGCGCTTCCGAGCAGTGTGTTCGCGTGTTTCGTTTTCACGGTTATTTCGATCAGACATTTTGTTCAACCTTCCTTAGAGATGCAACGTAGCGTTCAAGCGGTACCCCAAGTCTTTTGGCCATAGCGACTTGAGTCTTCGTCAATTTGATCTTGCCTGACGATGGCTCCGTTCTAGCTGCTGGTGCAACCACCGTGGAGGGTGTGCGCGTCTGAGCGAACTTGTGCGGGAAGGTATCCCGAATGCGAGCATCAACTTGCTCGAAATAGGCTTCAGACCCTGCCTGATATCCCTTGGATACAAGCTCGTCGTGAATGCCTAACGCAGCACCGCGCATGACAGGATCGGTATCGAACCATTTGTTGTTCTCTACCCACCGACGGGTGCGTTCGTCGGGGACGACCTGTGGAGTTGTTTCTACCTCAATGCTAGGTTCTTGTAAAGGCTCCTGATATTGCGGGCGGTAATTCTCGACCTCCCGCTTCTCGACCGAGAACATGGCGAGCTTCTTCTGAGCATCCAGCATTTTCTGGACATCGCCGGACTCATGCGCCTCCTTGAACTCCTTTTCGGCGCTGAGAATCTTGGCATCGACACCGGTCTTCTGGGCCTCTACCAGAACCTGCTCGCCGCTCTTCAGGCGCTCCTGAAGCTGCCGGTTCTGCTCGGCGATGGTCTTGGCGAAGCGAATGGCCTCCTGCTGCTCGCGGAAGGCTCGCTCTTTCTCCCGGCGCTCATCATGGTAGGCGCGACGCAAGTCCTTGATTCGCCTCTGGACATTGTCGCTGTATTGGGCGATTTCGTCGTCGTTGACCTCGACCGCAGGGCCTTTCTTCCTGTTTCGATCTGCCTCTGGAGTGTCATCGACCACATCGAACTGTTCATCCGATGCGGCATTCTGGCCCTCATTCTCCGGTGCTACGGGCTCTTCGCCCTCGATTTCAAACTGCTGCTCTTGATCGCTCATTTGTTCTCCTTACGCACGAGTAATTCCTCGGGGGTCTGCAACGACAGCCTCAACGGTGTCGTCGTTGATCAGGCGAAATTCCTGCTCGCCATCCTTACCTACGATCTTGAAGCGCGTCCCTGAGTAGGAGCGCATCATGATGAAATCGCCTTCCTTGCACCAAGGGCCGCTTGGAAACTTCTCCTCGTCCTTGTATGCCAGCGGGCCGAGTTTGACGACCAGCCCCACCACAGAAGCCATCTCTTCGCGCTTGGCGAAGTTTTCCGGCCTCACGATGGAGGTGTTCTCAAACTTGTCGTCCAGCTTGGGGATAGCGATCAGAATCCTGTAGCCGGATGGCTCAGGGATTTTGCTTGCCACTTGGGGTGCTTCTGCGCTCTCAGTCACGAGGTAGTTCCTCTATCATCCGTAAAACTCGTTGCAGCCCCCTTATTTCGCCCACGGTCTCGCGATAGGACTCGATGTCCTTCGCGGAACCGCGAGCCAAGGAATCAGCGAGGGCTGTTTGCTGCTCCTTGATTTGCTGGTGAAGAAACTCTGCTTGATCCAAGCTCCACTCCCTTCAGTAACTGCTGATTCGCGATCTTTGCTTCGTCGTTTGCCTTCTTCGCGCCGATGGTGACACCGGCAATCCCTGCCTGCATGTCGATACGCTTGTTCTCTCGGGCGTTCTTGAGCGCCATTTCCCGCTCTTTGAGGGCCATTTCCCGGGCATCCATCTGAGCCTTGAGTTTGAACTCCTGCTCCTTGAGTTGAAGCTCTCGCATCTGGATTTGGAGTAGAGGGTCTTGCATCTGCTGCTGGACTTGCTGCTGCTGCGCCTCTGCCATGTCCTTCTGGAGCAGCTTGTCGGACGCCATGGCCACCGCGCGGGAGAGCGCAACTTCGATTTCCGGCGGCAGATGCTCCTCTTCCGGGGGAAGCGGGGCTCCGAGCATCTTTTCGATCTCCAGCCGGTACTGAAACGCAACGTGTTCGTTGATATGCGCAAGCATTGCAGCCTGCATCTGCTGCGCTGCGGGGTTTTGCCCGATAACTTGCTGAATTTTCGGGTCTTGCATGGCGTTCATGTGAACCCGGATGTGGGCTTCATGATCCTGATAGCTGAAAGCCTTCAAAGGCTTGTTCATCAGGACATCCATGTTCTCGGCAACGGGGTCTCTGGGCTTGAAATCATCCTTCAGAGGCAGGATTTTCTGCACATTTTTGATCCCCAAGACCTCCAGCATCTGCCGATGTAGCTGCGGGAGGTCATAAATCTCGGGAGCGCCCTGCGCCAACTGCAAAGCGGCCTGATATTGCACGACTTTTTGCGCCATGGTGGTCGCATTGGGGTCGGAAACAGGGATGACCTCGACCATGTCGTAGTCAGACTGCTTCGCCAGACGCGGGCCATCGGCCTCGTAGTCGTATTCAAGGGGGGTGTAGTCCCGGATGATGGCGGCAAGCAGTTTAAACTCCTGCCTCATGGCTGCGTGCATACGCGCCTGCACCGCCGACATGACCTTCAGGTTGCGCTCAAGGATGGCCAAGGTGGTGCCGACCGGCGAATTGGCCGACATATCCGACACCTTCAGGTCGGCAACCGACGCAAAGCGCCTGCCTTCCTCGACGATGGTGTTCATCAGGTTGAACAGGGTCGCGGAGGGCTCTTTATAGGGCAGGGGTACGATCGAATCCCGGATGGTGTTGCCCACCACATCGACATCCCTGAACTCGCCCGGGGCGATCGGGGTGTCATCGTTCTTCACCCGCATGTCTTTCGACTTGAAACCACCCGGCAGATTGGACAGGGTGCCCGCATCCACGAGTTGGCGGAGCAGGGAGGTTGCGGAATCAGCAAAACCACCAATCAGGTGGATCAATCCAAACCCGTAGAACCCGAAGCCGGGGATGTAGGGGTAATGCACGAAGTGCAGGCGGCGCTGCCGGAGGGGATCATCCTCGAAATAATTCCTGCGGATCGACAGCAATTCACCGGTGGAGAACATGGTGATGACGTAGGGCAGCTTGATGCCGGTCTTGTTGCCCTCTTCATCGGTGTCTTCAAAGCCCGGGAGGTCGCATTCGCAATGGCATTCAAGGATGGTGTAGCGATCATCCTTGACCGACATCAATCCAGACTCTTCATCCCGGCGCTTCTGGATATCGCTCCTGATGGTGTCGGGTTGTGGCAGGGTGTCCATGTCCCGGTAGAACCCTGCCGCCATCAGCTTCAGAATCTCGTTCTCGGTCTTGCGCATCCGATGGGTGATGCGCGGGGTTGTTTCGAGGTCTGAAGCGCCGTAGGGCACGATGATGTCCTCTGGGGGCACAAACATCGCGACCTGCCTGTTGAGGTTCGGGTCGAAGTAGACCTTCTTGAAGGCGGAGCCTGCGAACGGAACCGCCCACAGCAGCCTTTCATGCTCCGATCGATACTCCGGCATCTTCTGGGTCAGGAGGTAATTCATGTCCTCCTGCACCCGGTTGGCAGCTTCTTCCTTCTCCCGGGTCAGTTTGCCCACGATCTGGGTCTTTACCGGGCCGGAGGCGGGGAAGGTGGAGAGCACCATCTCGGACTGGAACTTGACCACCGCCTCGGAGAGCATCGGGTGGAACACCCCGCAGGCCCCATCCCAAGGTTCGGTGCGCTGATCGATCTTCAGGCCCAAGAGCTTGATGCCATCGGCGTAGGTCTTTTCCCAGTCTGAGCGGGAATTGAGGTCAGTCTTGATGGTTTCCAGCAGTTCGTAGGAGATGGTCTCGGCCACCCGGGCATCCATCTCATCCAGCAGGTTGTCCTCGAAGGTGACGGGCTTGACCTCGATTTCAACTTCCGCCTCGCCGGTTTCAGGCTCCACCTCGATCTCGATGTCCATCTGGGTGGGGACAAGTGGTTCAAGGGCTTTCTCGATGCTCATCAGTAGTACCTGACCTTTCTGCGCGGCACGATGACATCCATCTCATCGCTCGGCGCGGTAATGAACCCGCCTTGGCGGAATCGCATCAATGCTTGGGTGGTCGAGTCCACAAGGTCATCGTTGTCGCCATTGGGAAACTCAGCAAGCTCCTCGACAACCTCCTCTGCCCACCGTCTATCCGGGCACCATATCAGCCCGGATGCGAACATATCTGATATGGCGTTTACACGCGCAATCTTATCCGAACCCCGTGTCGGGGTATATTCTGAGATCGGGATACCCATCTTCCGCATCTCATACACCAGAGGCGCTCCTGCCGCCTTCTTCTCGATCAGCAGGGTGTCCGGGTTCCATTCTTTCCACATCTCGTAGACGGTCTTCTTCAGGGTCGGGAACTCCATCCTGTCCTTGAAGGCATCCAGCAGCATGACATTGGCAATCTCCCTGCCATCCTCATTCTCCCGGTAGAAGACGCCCCATGTGGTGCAGGCGGAGTAGTCCGCCCGGTTGTGCTTCTCGAAAGCGGTATCCCAAGACTGGATGATGTAGGAACACTGCGGGGCTCGATCCTCCCGCCACATCCGCCATGACTCCCGCTTGACGATCGCCCCCTCTTCGGAGGTCGGGTTCTGCTGATACTGGGCGTTCCACTTACCGACCGAAATCTCTGCCCTGATTGCCTCCAGTTCCTCGCGGCTCCAGAACTCAGGCCAGAGGGGGTTCCCCGATGGCATGAGGGCAGGGAACTCAATCACCTCCCATTCATCGGAATCCCGGGCAGCAGCCTTGGCCAGTATCTGGCCGGTCAAGTCCCGCTTACCCCAGCGGGTCATCACGATCACAATCGCCCCACCGGGCTGCAAACGCTGACGCGGGCCTGACGTATACCACTCATACACCCGGTCAAAGATATCCGGCACGGTCGCAGCCTGCACTGCCTCCTGCTCGGAATGGGGATCATCAATAATAAACAGGTCGGCACCCTTACCCGTTACCGCACCGCCGACACCGATCGCGAAATACTCCCCGCCCTTGTTGGTGCTCCACCGGCCTGCCGCCTTGGAATCCACCTGCAAGCCCACCTCCGGGAACACCTCGGAGTAGGTGTCCTGATCCACCAAGTTCCTGACCTTCCGGCCAAAACCCACCGACAACTCGGCGGTATGGGCAGTCTGGATGACCTTCTTGTTGGGGAACTTCCCCAAGAACCATGCTGGAAACAAGAACGAAGCAAACTCGCTCTTGGTATGCCGGGGAGGCATGTTGATGATCAACCGCTTCAACTCTCCCCTAGCCACCCGCTCAAAGGCATCTGCCATGATCTGGTGATGTCTGCCAGCAATAAAGCTCGGCCACATCGCCTTCACAAACGCCAAAAACCTGTCCGATTTCAATGCCTTGGCATGATGCCTCAGAAGCTGAATCACCTTCTTGCTGTCCGCAGACCCCTGCGGCAGCGTATCCAGTAACTGGGTGTATTTCGACACCTCTTCGGCAGTCAGGATCACAGTTGCGCAACTTCCTCAACCGACCTGTCCACCACCCTCAAGCTCCTGAATTTCCGCTGCTTCAGTTCAATCCTGCCCTCTTTCCTCAGCTTATGCACCATCCGATGCACATTGCTTCGACTCTTCAGGTTCAATCCCTGAGCCACATCATCATACGAAGGCGGAAACCCATGCACCTTGATGTACTGCCGGATGAACTCCAGCATCACTGCCTGCTTCTTGGTCATCTCCAACCCCTGAGAACAAGTGGTCTCATTCTCCATGAGAACATTTAAACATGCAACACATCCCTCGTTTAAACATCCTCTATTCTCAATACCTGTTGCAAATCAGCAACTTGCCACCCTTTGCTCGAAACAGCCTCAACTTTCCAGAAAATATATACCCCCCCGGGGTCTGCAAATGACCCTTGTGGAAAACAAGGGGGGCTTGGTTTGCGAACAAGCATACAGGTGGTATAAAAACGAAAGGGGGGGTGTAGCGCTTGTAGCGGATGTAGCGCTTGTGTGGTGGTGAGTGATGGGATGTGGTTTATTGATGGTGATGGGATGTGGGGAATAATGTGTAGGGTGGGAGCGAGGGGGTATGCGCGTCTCGTGGTGGTGGGGGACGGGTAGGGTCGGCCACTGGGAGCGGTGGTAAGTTCCACCCCCCTGCTGAGTGCCTAGATTAGGCACCGCGTTCCCCCCTGTAGATCACCCTGCTGCCGCCTCTGAATCATCATCATCCACGGCACGGGGCCTCAGCGGAGTGACGTTGTCTAGCAGCTTCAGCGTTCCCTCTAGCTCTGCCTTAAGCTGCTGGGGCGTGACTTCCTCAGTGCGCTGCTCCACCTTGTCAGTGAACATGCTGAATGCTCTGCCCATGAGTTCCAATGCTTTCACCCTCACGGCGCTGCTGTTCTTCTCATTGGCAGCATGGTCGTGTAACTGCTTCATTACGAAGCGTTTTCCCGCTATGGGGTCGTCAACGAGGTTTTCTGCGCTGTCCTCCCAGCACGACCGGGTCAATGCAATAACCCTCTCATCCTTCATCAGCCTGCTCGCATTGGACGATATCGCGTGTTCTCTATTGCTCTTGACGTTGTATGCCTTCTTGTAGGCTTCCCTTGCTGATTCACCCTTTGCCACCAGTGCAGCGAAGGCTTTCATCTTTTCGGTGATGCGCTTCCCTCTGTAGGGATTCAGTCCTCTTGGCATTCCGGTGTCTTTGTGTCTCTTTGGCTTTACTTGAGCCGCAGCCGACCGCATGGCTTCGCCAAGATCACCCGAGTTTGCATTGTTCTCATTGGTGATGATTTCATCTTGGGTCATTTCACCGCCTACGCTTCGATCATCCATGTTGATACCCTCTGCTGTTTAAACTCGCACTGCCATCTGTGCTGCTGCTGTTTCTCGCATATGACGCATCATGCGTCAATGGTTCGCGATTGGTGATCATCCTTTGACCTTCTCTGACCACTCCATGATTGTCTACTTGCTGTAGGTGAGCGGCATCTGCCTGCCTGCCTTCGGCATGCCTGACCCGGCTTTCCCGGTGATAGCAGATTGCATTTTGCGCATGCGACTAGATAACGTCCACGCATACGCATCACGCATGCCTCGGGCAGATCATTACCGGCATCAATACCGGCATAAAACCAGCCCCGTTTCCGTGCCCAGAAAATCGTTTAAATCGGGCAGGCTCGGCCAGCCAAACCCATGCAATTATCCCAATCGAATCAGATACTTGCAAAAACGCTTGCATGTTTAAATTGGCGATGCTATTGTTCGGTTTCGTTGTTTGGTTTTTGCAGGGGTTTCAGGGTCTGGTTGCACCAGACGTAAGGCACAGCCGGGAGGCTTCGCCAGCAGTCACCTGAACACTGGACGGGCAGTCGCAAGACTGACCCCTCGGTCAACCGGTAAAGCGGCCCGCGCCATTCATGCACAGTTGCCCTCTGGATGCGGTGGTATCACCGCGCAGCACCATGGCATACCCGATCACGCCTCTGTTTGGTGAGCGCTTCAAGGTCATCGAAACCCGATGATGATGATGCCTGATGCTGTTGAATTGCCACTGCACAGTATTGCCCCCAGCGTAATGACTCTGCGCTGCCGCTCGCGTGATGCGAACCGGCCAGTCGCACCGCTCCGGGGCCCTCCCTGCCCGCTGGCCAGTAGACGCGAGGCACCCTCTCTCACCGCACACCGTAGATGACTGACACGCCCCAC